CAAACGGATCCTACCCGCACCTTCTCGGCGCGGGCGATGGCGCTCGGGGCGCCGTTGCGGCACGCCCCGGCGTCAGGGCCGGAGAACGCCGGCCCTGGTGATTGGTAGCCGGCGCTCATAGAGCGCCCCTTGCGGCAGCAGCCGCAATGGTGCCCACGTCCCACCGGACGTGGTCAGGAATATCCCCGTAGGGATAAGGCTGGCTCCGCGCCAGCCGCTCATACCAGCCGGGGCCGCCGGCGCGGTCGAGGCCCTCGTGGGCCTCTTCAAAAGAGATTCCCAGTCGGCGGGACAGCACACCCGCCGCCACGTTGGCGGTTCCGCCGCTGGCGGACACCCAGAAACCGCCGGTGCGGGCGGCGGTGGCGGCGAGGGAAAAGAATTTTTCAAAAGCGTTCATGGCGTTCATGGCTTTCTTTCAGTTGGTCAGTCGGTCAGTCCGTGTGAGCAAAGCTCACAAATGCATTATAGATTAAATAATCGTCACAAGTGACAACTTATTATTTAAATTTAGGCATGTGCCTTTTGGCACTGTTTAGTGCCTTTGGGCACTTGCGGGAAGCGCAGGGGAAAAATCGGGGGCGAAGTGGAACAGGACGGGGTGAAAAAACAGGGAACGAGGAACCGGACAGGCAGGGGAAAAAATCTGGGTGAAATTTGGGGTGCGGTGAATTGCGCCAGCACTCCAGCCGGGAACTGGTGACTTTTTTTTGAGAACAGGAAAATGGCATCTTGAGTAGGTGTAAGTAGTTGTTTTTAATAGATTATTATTATTATATTATTATTATTTATATACACATTCCCTAATTCCCGCACACACACACTTTTCTAAAAAAGGAAAAAATAGGGGTGTTATCAGGGATAGGGGAATCGACCGTAAAAAATAGAAATATAGGTAGTTGGAGAGAACAGCCAAAAAAGGGGTGCTTTTGGCGTATGTTTTGCTTGTGTTTTCAGACACTTAGGTACCGAAAAAAGCTCGGGAATTCGCAGACTTGGCGGGAACGCTAAAAAGACGTACAGAATCGCCGCACCCTTAGTAATCAAGCGGTTACGCTCGTTTTTCAGGTGAAAAAACAGGGAAGTGGGACAAGAAAGCTATTTTTGAGGAAAAAAACGTGCCAAAATCAGGGTCAGAGGAATAAAAAACAGGAGAATCACCGTGACAGATCAAGAAATGTACCGAATCACCGACCTTGTGCTCGACGCCCTCCGACCGTCCGTAGAAAAGGCGGTGCGCATCCTTGAAGGCAAAGTCATGCGCGCAACCCTGGCCGGGCACGATGCCTACGCCGCCGGAAAAGTGGTGCGAATCGTGAAGCGAGCGCGCAACTACAAAGACAGGCGCTTTGGTGACCTTTGCGCCAAAGGATTGATGCCTCACTCGAAACTGCTCAAGTTAAGCAAGATGCAGGCGCTAGAGTTTCGGGACGCGCTGGAAAAGGCTATCCGAGGCGGTCATATCGAACGCTGTTGTGATCCAGACACCGGGACGACCTGCTACCGCCTCCACGTCGAAGAAACCGCGCCAGCGCCCGATACGGCCTTCCAGCGCGGCCAGCCCGCCCCAGCACCCGCCCAACCCGCCCAGACCCCGCTCGACATGGCCAAGCTAGACGACCCCGCCCAAGACTCGCACCAATGGGACTTCGCCGCGGCCCTGAAACGCGCGAGAGAAGAGCGCGAGACGTACTAAAACCCTTCCGACTGTCCAAAACCCACCGCAACCCGGCTAAATGCCGGGTTTTTTACGTCCCGCCTTGCTGTTGAGTTTTACTCACCGAATTGCTATCTTGCCAATAATTCTTAAGTTGTTGAAACCGCAAGGAAAAGCGAGTGGCAGAACGCGGAGAGGAAATTGAACAAGCGCGGATAGTCAAATGGACGCATCGAAAAGAGGTGCGAGCGCTTATGCCTGGGTTGCGATGGCTTCATCACTCACCGAACGGCGGACAGCGGTCGGCTTTCACCGGCGCGCAAATGAAGGCGCTAGGCGTGAACAAAGGATTCCCGGACTTGATTCTTCCTGTGGCTGCCAAGAACACCCCAGGCTTGGTAATCGAAATGAAGTCGGACACAGGCAGGCTATCAACCGATCAAAGCGAATGGATTGCGCATTACGAAGAGCAGAACTGGGTCACTCATGTATGCAGGTCGGCAGAGGAGGCGAGGGAAATCATATGCACGTACTTCGATATATCGTCGGCCACTGCGCCGACACTTGGGTAATGCGCCACATGGCCGGCGCGACATTGCGGTGTCGTGTGCTGGCTGTGATCGAGGCTTCGCCCACGCAACTGACCGGCAAAGAGATCGCAAAAGCGGCCGGAGCTTCCTACCGCCAGACGATCGACGCCCTCAACGCGCTCTACAACGCCGGCAAGATCGAGCGCACAGGCCGGAAATTCACGGCTCGTTGGGGACGTGTCCAGCCGCAAGAACAAAACCCACTGGCCTTGCTTGAGGCCGTTTTCTTTCGAGGATTTCGACGCGCATGAGTTCTACCACCATCGAGGACACGTTAGCGGAGCGTGGCAAGCGTTACGGCAAGTTCGAGAATCACGCCCGCATCGCCCAGGCTTTGAAAGAATGCATGCGAATGCAAACCGGGTGGGCGAGACTTCGCCCCGACCAGCGCGAAGCCTTGGAGATGGTCGCGCACAAGGTCGCCCGCATTCTCAACGGCGATCCGAACTACGACGACTCATGGACGGACATTGCGGGCTATGCGGAGCTGGTGGCCGAGCGCCTGCGCAGTCAAATTCCTGGCTACGAGGTAGCCTTCCACGATTCTGACGCGTGAGCGCGAAATGTTAGAGATTCTTGGCTCTGGTCTTCTTGGCTCGATCTTCGGTGGCCTCTTTCGCCTTGCGCCCGAGGTGTTGAAGTGGCTTGACCGCAAGAACGAGCGCGCGCACGAGCTTTCGATGTTCCAGGCGCAGTGCATGTTGGAGCGCGAGCGCGGATCTCAAAAGCTGCAAGAGATCGGCGCGCAGCGCGATATGGCCGTTGATGTAGCCTCGCTCGACGCATTCAAGGCCGCAATCGACTCGCAAACCGAAATGGCCAAGGCCGCGGGCGGTTGGGTGGCGTCATTGTCTGCCAGCGTGCGCCCCGTTGTGACGTACTGGATTCTTGCCGTGTGGTCAGGCGCGCACGTCTATCTGGCCATCGCCGCTTCACTGGCAGGCACGCCCCCGGCCGATGTGTTCAAGCAGATGATGAGCGCCGACTTCGCCGCATTGGTGGCCGGCACGATTAACTTCTGGTTCCTCGACCGAACCCTTGCAAAGCGAGGGCTATGACGTGGATGTAACGCTCGCCACGGCACTGTGCAAAAGGTTCGAGGGCTTCCGCTCCCGCCCTTACACCTGCCCGGCGGGTGTCGCCACGATTGGATACGGCTCGACCTACTACCCCGACGGCAGGCGCGTCACCCTGGCCGACACGCCCATCACCGAGGCCCATGCCTCGTTGATGCTCACGCGCGAGCTGCTTCACAACTTCGCCCCCGGCGTCATGCGCCTGTGCCCCGCGCTGGTGGCCGACACGCCACGCTTTAACGCCATTCTCGACTTCGCCTACAACCTTGGGCTAGGCCGACTGCAAACCTCAACCCTGCGCCGCTGCATCAATGCTCACGACTGGCAAGGCGCAATCGAACAGATCAACAAGTGGGTGCGCGGTGGAGGCCGCGTGCTCCCAGGCTTAGTCGCACGACGGGCCGCCGAATCTCAACTCCTGCGAGCCTGACATGACCACCACGACACAAGCTGGGACGACGAACGGTTTTACCGAGTCACATTGCACCGACACGCTTACACAATATAGACTCAACATGATCGAGAGCACGTTGAAAACCGTGTCCGAAAATCTCGTCACATTAGCCCAGCTAGAACAAAAACACCTAGAAACCAAGGAGTCGCTCGCACGCGCCTTCAATTCCATGTCCGACCTTAATAGCCGTATGCGCGAGGTAGAAGCCGAATTGCCCACGCTCAAACTCATACGCGGCTGGGTAATCGCCGGAGTAATCAGCATCGTCAGTATGTTGGGCGTCGCCATCTTCAAGATGTTCTCAATTACCATCCAATGACCGACGCCACCCAACAGGCCAAACCAAAGTCAAAAGCCGGGTATCTCAAGGGATCGGTGAAGGGCAAGCCCGTCACCCTTGAGGACGCCAACCGAACCGACGAAGGGCTAACGATGGCCCAAGAAGCCTATTGCCGATCGCGGGCAATGGGCATGTCGATGCAGGAGGCATCCATCGCGGTGGGTTTGCACAAATGCACCGGACGGAACTGGGAGAAAGACCAGCCCAAGGTATGCGAGCGCATAAAAGACCTGACTCGCATCGCCACCGAAAACGCCATCATCAAGACCGGCCTCAACCGGGAATGGGTGATCTCGCGCCTCATGACCGTGGTCGATCGGTGTATGCAGGCCGAGCCGGTGCTGGACAAGGAGGGCAGCGAGACAGGGCAATACAGGTTCGACGCCTCCGGGGCCAATCAAGCCCTCAAAATGCTTGGCGACACGATGGGCCTGTTCAAGCCCGCCGAGAAAAAGGAGGACGAATATGCAAATCTCACCGACGCCGACCTTGCCAGAATCGCTCACGAACTTGCCTCCCAAGTTGGCCTACTTGAAAGTCCTGCAAGAATTGAAGCGCCGGCAGGATCGGGACAAGTTATCGAGGTACAAGCCATACCCCAAGCAAATTGACTTCCACAACCGGGGCGCCACGCACCGCGAACGCCTGTTCCGGGCCGGCAACCAGTTGGGCAAGACATGGAGCAGCGCCTACGAGATCGCCTACCACCTAACCGGCCTGTATCCCGAGTGGTGGCAAGGCAAGCGATGGTCGCGTGGTGTCACGGGCTGGGCGCTCGGTGAGTCGATGGAATCCACCCGCGACACGCTTCAACGGCTGGTACTCGGGCGGCCAGGTGAATGGGGCACTGGCACCATCCCCGAGAAGCTCATCATCGACATAAAGCGCGCGCAGGGCATTGCCGACTCGGTGGATGCCGTGTTCGTGCGCCATGTCTCGGGCTTTGTCTCCCGCCTGTACTTCAAATCCTACGAAAAGGGACGCTCGAAACTCCAAGGCGAAACGCTCGACTTTGCCGCACTGGACGAAGAGCCGCCGCTGGACATTTACACCGAGGTACTGACCCGGACGAACGCGACCAAAGGCATCGTGTGGATTACCTTCACGCCGCTCTTGGGCATGTCCGACGTGGTGCGCATGTTTATTCAGGCGCCCACCCCGGAGCGTGCTGACATCAACATGACCATTGATGACGTGGAACACTACTCGCGCGAGGAGCGGGACAAGATCATCGCCAGCTACCCGCCCCACGAGCGAGAAGCGCGGGCAATGGGTGTTCCCATTTTGGGAAGTGGGCGCGTGTTCCCGATTGCAGAATCGGAAATCACCGTAGCCCCGTTCCAGATCCCCGACCACTGGCCGATTATCTGCGGCATCGACTTCGGGATCGACCACTACACGGCCTGCGCGTGGCTGGCGTGGGACAGGGACACCGACACGACGTACCTGCACGACGCGGTGCGCATCCGGCAGAGCACGCCCCGCGAGATCGCTCCAATCATGAAAACGCGCGGCGAGTGGGTGCCTGTGGCATGGCCGCACGACGGATTGCAAACCGAGAAGTCCTCGGGCATCCAGCTTGCCGACTTCTACCGGCAGGAGGGCATCAACATGCTGTTCGAGAAGGCCAGCCTGCCCGAGACAGGTGCCGAGGAAGGGTACAAGGTGAGCCGCTTCAGCGTGGAAGCCGGTGTAATGCTCATGTTCCAGTACATGCAGGCAGGCAAGTTCAAGGTGTTCGCCGGCCTCAACGACTTCTTCGAAGAATTCAGGCTGTACCACCGCAAGGACGGCAAAATTGTCAAAGAGCAGGACGACCTTATTTCGGCGGTGCGGTACGGCTTTGTCA